TGCATCTCCCTGATCCACAGATCTCACCCTTGATTTCTCAAGGAAAAGGTGTGAATCATTGGAGTTATCAGTTTTGGTCGGGGCTTGAAAAGCCACCCACCACACTGGTTATCTCCCACTCACCCTTGCGGGCGCTACACCGTTAAAACGGTGAAGCCTTCCGTAGCTTGATGTCGACGGCATACGGGCGTCCAGAACGCCTCAAGTGATCATCGGCAATCGGCAAATTACCGGCGAGCGGCTCATCAAGATCAGTTTGATCTTGGGAGGCACATCGCAAGTGATACTTGAGTAGGGCGTCTGATCCGTCAAGTTCATTGACGGGTAATCTCGCCTTCACAACATAGCCCCTTACCAAGGGGGCATGAGTGTCGGCGGATACTTCTTGGGTTTCATACCCAAGAAAACTATGACGTCCTATCACTGGTGAGGTTGGGGATACAACAGGATGATGTTTGATCACCTTCCTGATATCCTCATCCAGTAGTTTCACTGCATCCCATAGTCCAGCGTAGTATAACTGGTTTCTTAGGGAATTCCATGAAACTACTCCAGTTGCGTCCTTCCGAGACGTAGGTGGCATTTCTCTGACGCGGACAAGACTTACGTCCTCGCCATCGAAATACTCCTTACCACAAGACTCTCTGAACCTTCCGGTCCAGAATGACTTGTGCTCGTTTACCCGAGACCCAAAAGTCTCGAGAGCGAGTGTAACGGAATGCACATATTCTTTGGGGACAATCAGGTCATCCCCAAAGACACGCACCTGGTTCAAGAAGCGACGAAAGTCACTTCTCGACCTAAAACGGGTGTTGAGCTCACGTTCAATCCCAATGAAGATTATGGTCAAAAAGACCATGGCCTCCATAGGAAAGCACAGAGCCGAACCCATAGACGCAAACTTGGCAAGCCGGACAAGTCCGGGATTGCCAGGAACCCGCGCCCGCCTAGAGCGAGTTGCATCAACTGCCCCACTCAAATGGGGGTAATTGAGCAACATAGCTCTGACGAGCTGGTTTGAGACCCGATCGGATGCTTCACTCAAATCGAGTGTAGCAAGGTTCCCAGTTTTGGAACCTTTCTTAGCAAGCTCCTGGTTAGGAACTTGCGACAGGAAACCGATCATGTTTTGAAGGATGGTATCCTTCTCGACATAATCGTAAATCAGGGTTTGGAGTCCCTTCTGCATGTACATCATAGCAGTCGGTTCCATCCCGATTATACGTGGGCCCTTTAGCGTCTTAGGAACAGTAATTACCCTCACGGGTTCTTCTGCTCCAGGTTCGAGGATGTCAACCTCCTCCAATCTATCCGTAAAACGATGATTGGAGATGAGGGTTTCCCACATGGGGAACACCTCGTTGAGGCGAGCGGGCCAAGTGTTCTGGCGGAACTTCTGATTACCTATCAGTCGATCCGCCGTTGCACCTGGACCATGTTGTGGCACCACCTTGCCATGGTAGACATCACTGTCTACTTTAGCAAGAACTGGAGCAAACAACAAATGTGAGACACGCACGAAGTCCTCCAAATCAATGGGGTCGCGTGCGTCATCACATGCTCTGACATCCTTCTCACATTCGAGGTATCCCTGGAAAGCATCGCGAACCCTTGCATCACTGCAAGGGATCTCGATCTTACCAAACATCAACGTCAGTTGACGAATGGCTCGTATTGAGTCAATCGAGGGATCCTCGAACAACACACCGCTAGTAGAGTCAAACACTTGCTCTAGGAAACCCCTTAGAAACAAGGGGAGACCTCCGCGACTTTTCCACGAGGGAAATGCGGTGAGAGCGACATGACCTTGATCAAGGCTTCTTTCGAATGCCTTACCAAAGTCAGCCAGGGTTATCCCGAGAAAGGATAGCCCCTCATGTTTGACTCGCCATTGGACGGTTTTAATGTCCATGGTGGCGCTAGTGCGACATCCCCTCGCCTCCTCATTGGCAAGGGTAATCCAGAGTGTCAATAGCCTTTTCATGCTGCCTCCTTGATCAGGGGGTCGGCATTGCTAGCCTATTGACAATGGCCCAGACGACTGGCCTTATACTTCCTACAAGTAGGTAAGCATAAGAATGACGCCAGTCCCGACCACTAGGAAGGCAATCCCGATGGTTGTCATCATGCATACAATGTATGCAATGAAGATCAAGTCATCGAGTTGTGCCGCATAGCTACCCTCAGGAAACGCCGGAAGAACCGGCGGCTCCTTGAGTCGTCCGTGGAGTCCGCTCGGCATATTTCGCGAGCGAAATTCCTTAGACGAATCATGGTAGTAATTACGGTCAGGACCCGAATCAGATTGGTGACGATCGTCTCCAAACTCATCGGATCCTCCTCCCTTACGACTCACCGCCAAGCAACTTGGTGATGAGAGCGTCCGAAGTCGCAGTAAATGCGGTTTTGAAACCAGCATAGACTGCGAGTGCTTCAGTATTCGTATAACCGCTCGGAGGAACGTCGAACACGATGTAATTTGACATCGAGAACAACGCATTCTCCGCGGTAAACGGATCTGCAGCGATCTTCGAGTGATCGAGTCGAAGCACTCGACGTGTACGCCTACCATAGGCGTGCTGAGCCGAGAGCTTCACCAAACCGTCCGCACTCTGATACGTGCTTTCATTCTTCCCGGTTGAAACCCGAGGAAGGCTGATCGCCGTACCGGAGATTGTGACGGACTGGGGGTCTGAGTATGCCATAGGCGCACTCCTTTCTTCAGCTGACAGTTTTCACTGCCAACTAGTGTTTTACGCTAGTGCTGTGACTACCTTCTGCCCTTGGATAAACCAAGAGCAGCAGCTATGGAGAGTTGGAAAGGTGACAAACCTGACCAGCTTACTCCAAAACCAAAGGGAGTTGCTCCTCGGCGTTGTTTCGTCTCAGTGACAGAAACAACTGGAAGAGGTAGGTCCGACACGCCGATCAAAGGCGGCGGCCCAACCCACCGGTAGGTTACTTTTGTAACAGTACGTTCCATTACGTAACCATACCGCAATACTAGACCGCTGTTGGCCGCATCGGTAACGTTCGAAAGAACATCACCAATGTTACCGAACCAGTCAGCAGCCCAACTCCATGGGGCTAGTTCCCACAACAACGACGGAGATAGTTCAACGCCTAGAATTTTATTGGCGAAGAGCGATAACCGATCTAGCTGCTTCCGGCTGTCATATCCGGAAGGTAGCCAGTACGTGAAAGCGCCTGAAAACCAGGTCTGTCGCGTTGTTTCAGTTGTGACAACTAGTTTACCCGTGAACCAACTACCAGATTGCAAACTATCCGTATTCCCAGCCATCCAAGGCTGTCGGTTTACGAACGTTTGCTCAGTGGTAGTGGTATCTGTGGGAAACTCATAACGGCGGCGTACCACTTTCCCGGCGTCGCGCTCATACTGTTTAATCAGTTTTTGAGCTCGACTGACGGCGTTCACGAAGCTTTTGACGTCGTGAACTAATGGTGCCCAACCGAATTGAGCATTCAGGTACTCATTGCCGGCATTTTTGCCGGAGAGAGTACGCGTCTTCCAAGTACGAGAACCAATAAGATGTGGAATACCATCTTTCTTGATCTCGCCAAGGGCGACGCCCAGTGAAGCGGCTGAATTAGTGGGTTTACATCTTGCAATAGCTGTCGTTCCTTTGGCTTTGAGAGCGCTTTCGCTACTCTCAATGCTACTCGGAGGATTAGCATTTGCAGGATTTATCGCCAATAATGGACCTTGGTAGGTCCAATATATTGGATCGGTGCCAATTACACCCCCATAAACCTCCGCAAATTTACAATCCCTGTAATTAGGGACGTAAACATGGGAGCGGGTAGTGTAAAAGTCACCGCCGATATCCGAAACGTCTCGTTTATCGCGAGAACGAAACGGATGACCCTCGGACGTAGTAACTTGCGTCCCATTTGATTGAACGTTGGCATGAGGAATCTGATTGTAGGTTACTTTCCCAGGAACACTGAGAAAGACCCTACGATAGAAACCCCTCTTAAACTCCCAAGTGGTCTTGTTAGACCGCTTACGAGTGACAGCGTTCGGACCAAATGCCACAGATAGTACTCCTTTGGTTACCCCGAAGAGTCGGGGAAACCAAAGGGAGTTGCTCCTCGGCGTTGTTTCGTCTCAGTGACAGAAACAACTGGAAGAGGTAGGTCCGACACGCCGATCAAAGGCGGCGGCCCAACCCACCGGTAGGTTAC